GAAGATGCACCAATCGTTGATAGACAACCTTGACTAGAACCGTTTGCTGAAAACTTTGTATTACCTTCAGATAAAGTCCCACCAGAAAGAGTTAATGGATTCCAAGTGCAGTAGTTTCCCGTATCTGGTGCTTTATCTGCACAACGATCATTTACAGAATTTGAAGCGGTCAGCCCTACTGTCGTATAATTATTATTTCCATTAACATCAGTTCCTAGACTAGATGAGTCTTCAAAGTTTAGCCATACACTATTAGCTCCCGTCCACGTTAAGTCTGATAAGTCTACAGGCCGCCAAACTCCATTAGAATCATACTCACCAAATGCGGATGGTGTATATGCAATTCCATCTATCAGTGCATATTCAGATATATACCCATTAAAAAATGCGTTATTATCATAATTAGAACCAATGTACATTCCACCAGAACCATAGTCACTGGAACTTCTATTAAAATGAGTGTCATAATTTTGAGATGGTTGTGTACCTGAAAGAGTGTAATTAACGCCATTTACAAAACATCTTACACGATGAGCTACAACTGCTTCTGTAGTGTCTATTACCCATAACACGTGATACCATGCTGTTGGATCACGAAATACTGCTGATGTAGATAATGTGTTGCCTCCAACCAACATATAAAATGCGTCATTAGTACCCCCACCTCCATGCGCACCTATGCCTATCGCCTCTGTGAAAGTTGCTGTATCAGATGCGCCAGCAAGCACTTGATAATCTACGTTTATATTACATTTTTTTATCCACATAGAAATAGAATATGTTCGTCTGTCTCCAGAAGTTGAGTTTGCATCTTTTAAAGTTTCATCTGATCCATTAAGAACTATTGATCCTTTGGGAACCCAACCTGGACCTCCACCACTTGCTGCTGCTGCTGCACCCATTAAAAGATTATTACTAAATACCATTAACTATATCCTTGTGATAAAATAGACTGAACTGCTGTTGAAGTACGAACTATATAATCTAAACGATCTATTGCTGCTGCACCTGTTGTTAGAGTAGGAGCAGTACCCCCTATAAATTCCCATGAAGTTCCATAAGCTAGTGTTTTACTTCCATCTTGTGAAATAAATATACTTCCTACCTGACCTGGAACACAGTTAGTAGGATTATCTAATGTTCTATTACCTGCTAAAGTTAAGTGAAAGTTTTGTCCTGCATTAAAGTCTACAGAAATATTTGCTCCATCAGTTAAACTTACTATATCTGCTACGGCTGCTGCTTCAATATGTAAGTCTTTACCTAGTAAAGTGTTTACACCAATAGCAATAGCACTTACATAAATGTCTGTACCTGATACTATCCCTGTTAATGTTCCCCCTGCTAGAGGTAGGTGATTACCAATACTAGTAGCTAAAGCTGATGATGTAGCAGCTAATACAGTATTAATAGAAGTAGTTACATTATTAATAGATGTTATAGCATTAGTATTTGTAGTTATATTAGTGTTACTATTACTTATACTCGTAGCCATTGCAGCAGAAACATTAGCAATACTTGTAGCTAAAGCAGCAGAAGTTGCAGCTAAAACTGTATTAATAGATGTAGTTACATTATTAATAGATGTTATAGCATTAGTATTTGTAGTTATATTAGTGTTACTATTACTTATACTTGTGGCTAAAGCTGAAGAAGTATTGGCAATAACTGTATTAATAGATGTTATAGCTGCTGCATTAACAGTAGTTAGTGCAGATACATTAGCTAAAACTGTATTAATAGATGTTATAGCATTAGTATTTGTAGTTATATTAGTGTTACTATTACTTATACTTGTGGCTAATGCAGAGGATGTTGCTGCTAGTACGGTATTAATTGATGTTGTAGCATTATTAATAGAAGTTATTACAGTATTAATAGAAGTTGTAACATTATTAATAGATGTTATTACAGAACCACTAGGAACAGCCACACCTCCTACATACATTTGTGTAGCAGCATAAACATTATCTGCTGATACATCTCCTGAAAATACTGCTGATGTTCCAGATATAGGCACACCAAAAGTAGCTGCACTACCAGAAGGAACTGACAATCCAGTAGTAACAGCTACCGTTCCCAGAGATACAGTGCCAAAG